TTATCACAGGTTACGCCAAATACCTTGCTGCATATGGCGGGAGTGAATCGGCGTTGCTTGATGCCGCCGGGCAATATCTCGACCGGATAGCTGAGAAGCGATCCGGCTATATCAGTATTTGCAAATCCTTCGATGCTTACCGGGCGTGGGTCATCGTTGAAGCTGGCCACTATGACGCCATACAGCTGCCGGACGGCACGCTGAAAAAACACCCTCGCAGCATTTCTTTCGCAAGCATGGACGAATGCGAGTTCCAGGAACTGTACAAAGCATCGCTGGATGTTCTCTGGCGGTGGATCCTCTCTCGTTCATTCAACAGCCTGCAGGAAGCTGAGAACGCCGCCAACCAGCTTTTAAGCTTCGCGGGGTGATGCCGATGAAACACTCATGGTTTCACCATCTCGAATGCACAACGCAGCAGGCCGACGAATTGGTAGCGAGATATCGTCAGCGGGGCGTAAAGGTCGAACGAAGCTTAAACCCTGGCTTTATGACATGGACCGTCAGCGCGCAGCTGGTGGAGGACAAAAATCCGCCGCGGCCAGACTCTCGCTGGCGCAACAGGATGTGGGGGTGAGTATGGCGAACCTTCGCAAAGCGGCCCGAGGTCGCGAATGTACAGTGCGGATCCCTGGTTACTGCAACGGCAACCCGGAAACCAGCGTGTTGGCGCATTACCGCCTGGCGGGTACGTGCGGCACAGGATGCAAGCCTGACGATACTCAGGCGGCGGTCGCCTGCAACGGGTGCCATGACGTAATTGACGGCAGAACCAAAACCACCGATTTCACCTACGACGAATTGCGCCTGATGCACGCAGAGGGGGTAATGCGCACCCTGGAAATCTGGCGGAAAGAGGGACTCATCAAATCATGAAAATCTACGATATCACGCCCATCGGCAAACCCAGGATGACCAGAGCTGATAAATGGAAGCAGCGTCCGGAAGTAATACGTTACCGGGCGTTCTGTGATGAAGCTCGTCTGCGCAAAATTCACCTGCCAGATTCCGGCGCTCACGTCACGTTCGTCATGCCTATGCCGCAAAGCTGGAGTCAGAAAAAGAGAGCGCAATACGCAGGACGTCCACATCAGTCAAAGCCCGACTGCGACAATATGCTGAAAGCCCTAATGGACGCTCTCTATGAGGATGATTCACACGTCTGGGATTGCCGCATCACCAAAATATGGGGCGAGAAAGGGCAGATCATCATTGGGGAATCTCTATGACCCTCGATCACTTCATGCAGTACCAAACTGAGAGCGTTAAGCGCGCCAGTATGCCGCCAGTAGCAAAGCACAACCTGAACCAGACCAAACCAAAACAGCCAAAGAGGGCCGCAGCGTGAATCTTGAAAACACAGTGAAATACCACTTCGCAAAATCCACGCTGATTAGCGATTCTCCGCGTGCTACCGCCTCAGATTCACTGACCGGTACCGACATCATGGCAGCAATGGGCATGACCCAGGAACGTGCCGCTATGGGGTATAGCGCTTTCCTGGGCAAGATGGGCATAAGCAACAATGACCGGGATCGGGCTATAGGACTATTGGCTGAGTACGCGCTGACAAAATGCGATAAGGTTGCTGCGTTGCGAAAGCTCTCGCCAAGCGTAAAACCCCGGGTTATACGGATCCTCGCAGAGTACGCCTTTGAGGATTACTCCCGCAGTGCTTCCAGTAAAAAAACATGCGACTGCTGCAACGGGTCTGGATTCATCGACACAGTGGCGTTCACCAACAAAGTAACGTATCCGGACGGCAAACCGCCGAAGTGGGTCAAAGTTACAAAGGGGATCTATCCATCATACTGGGAGGAGGTGAAGTCGGTCCGGGAGCAGGTCCGGGTGCTTTGCCAAAAGTGCAAGGGAAAAGGGACTGTTAGCGCCGCCTGTAACGACTGCCACGGTCGGGGGAAGGTAGTGAACCAGGATGAGACGGAGAAGCAGGGAGTGCCTGTGATGGGTAACTGTAAACGCTGTGGCGGTCGCGGGTATGAGCGAATCCTCTCCACTGCTGTGCATAGGGCCATTTGCCAGATAACGGACGCCATCACTTTGGATACCTGGAAGAAATCGGTTAAACCGTTCTTCGATGTATTGATCACTAAATTCGATATAGAGGAGGCGTGGGCAGAGGCGCAACTCAAACAAATAACGCGGTGAGATATTTACTTTTCCCGAATTCGTGTTAATTTGTTCTAACGATGGGCATTGTATGTTCACCGTTGAAGAAAAAATTTAAAGCCTCGGCAAATGCCGGGGCTTTTTCGTATCTGCAATCCGGTCAGGGCTCTTGGGTTGAGATGCGCTGCACGACACATTAACGCCCATGCGCGAGAGCCCTGAACCAGATTGAAGTTACTCAGCAATAAGAAAACTGCATGTCATCATTTGCTTACATCTTATTGACCAGAAAAATAACATCTTGTTAATCTATTCGTGTGGTGAATCCCCCTGTGCGGTGGGGCGACCAGTCACTTACAGTGATCTGTAAATGCAGCGCGGGCCATGCCGACTGGGGCATGCTCACCGGGAGGCACCCGGCACCACGCAGTACTACTAAGACATTAGGTTGTGGGTTGCCGTTTCGGCTTCTCCAGCTATGTTTAAAAGGCAGTAACGGAAAAAGCGAGCGCTCTCCTGGTAAATCGGTAGCTCGGACTATTAGGTGCGTTTTCGTTTGTTACTACCTAGAATGCCTACTTTCTGCCCGTTCCTCTGAGCGGGCTTTTTTTCGCCATGAATAAGGCTCCTCGGCAAGCTGAGGAACAAATCATTTGAGGCTGCGCTTATGCGCGGCCTTTTCATTTTCCCCTCAATTCTGAGAGGACTCACAGCAATAAGAGGGGGCTTAATGTCCGATCCTTTAACTGGTACCGGCCTGATTTTTGGTGGCGGTTTAATTGGTTCCGTCATATATGGCGTTATCACCCATACCGATTTTGGTGTGGTATTTGGGGCTTTTGGCGGCGCAGTGTTTTACGTGGCTACGACCGCAAACCTGACACGTGGAAGGCAAATAGCTTACTTCATGACGTCGTTTATTGTCGGTGTTCTGGCTGCAGGATTATTAGGCTCAAAATTTACTGCATGGACAGGCTATACGGATCGTCCGCTTGATGCGCTCGGTGCGGTGGTGGCATCTGCTGTAACCATCAAGGTCCTGACTTTCATTAACAGCCAGGACTTGAGCAGCCTGTTCGGATTACTTTCCCGATTAAGGGGAGGAGGTTCGAGTGGTAATAAATGACCCGGCAGCGCTGGTCAATGCGGTGATATGTGCCGTTATTGTCTGCGCTTTGATGTTTTATCAACGTCGCGGTGCCAGGCATCGCCCTGGTATCTCCATTCTTGCTTACTTGCTGGTATTGATTTACGCGAGCATTCCTTTCCAATTTATCTTCGGTCTTTACGTACAGTCCCACTGGCTGGTGGTAATGGCAAACGTAATGATATGCGCCGCCGTGCTGTGGGCACGGGGTAACGTGGCGCGTCTGGTCGATACACTGAGGCACTAATGAATCAAACACAATTCCAGAAGGCGGCTGGTATCAGCGCCGGGTTGGCTGCGCGCTGGTTTCCGCATATTACAGCCGCGATGAAAGAGTTTGGCATCACTACCGCTATCGACCAGGCAATGTTCATTGCTCAGTGCGGCCATGAAAGCCTCGGGTTTAACAGGGTAGTGGAGAATTTCAACTACAGCATCGCCGGGCTTGCTGATTTTGTTCGTTACGGCAGGTTAACGCAGGATCAGGCCAATTCCCTCGGGCGCAGCCAGTCGGAAAAAGTGTTACCCCTGGAGCGCCAGCGGGCTATCGCCAACATTGTCTATAGCAAGCGGTTGGGTAACTACAGGGCAACTGATGGCTGGGTTTATCGAGGGCGCGGACTTATTCAAATAACCGGACTTTCTAATTACCGGGACTGCAGCGCCGGGCTGAAGGCTGATCTGGTGGCACAGCCAGAATTACTGGAGCAGTCCTCGTATGCGGCCCGTAGTGCAGCGTGGTTCTATGTCTCAAAAGGTTGCTTGAAATATCCGGGTAATCTTGTCCGGATCACGCAGATTATCAACGGCGGACAAAACGGGATTAATAACCGGCGCGCCCGCTTCCTGAAAGCAAAATCGGTACTGGTGGTGTGATTATGGGAATCGAAGCTATCGCGGGGCTGGTGGTCGTCATCCTGAGCGCTATCGCTGGCGCGTTTGGCATCGGTCATGCTCGCGGAACAAGTAAGGCGGAAGCTAAAGCCGAACAGCAGCGTACCGAAGAAAACGCCGCTGCTACTGTCGCCGCGGCAGAACGTAAGGCGGAAGTTGTGAAAGGGGCCAGTGATGTACAGGAAGACGTTAAGCGTATGGGCGATGACGATGTTGATCGCGAGCTGCGCGAAAGATTTACCCGCCCCGGTAGTCGTTGATACGGCCTGCAGCTGGGTGAGGGTCATCTACCTGACCGACCACGATATTGACGTGATGGATATGCAGACCAAGCGCGACATTCTGGCGCACAACAAATCGGTACAGGCCAACTGTCCGAAATTATGACTAACCAAGGCCTCGCAATAGCGGGGCTTTTTATTACCAGAAGCAGGAGAAGAAGCATGTTAACAGTAAAAGTGATGTCACCAGATGGTGGCGAAGAAATCCATTGTGGCCTGAGTGTTGGTTTCAACCCCAACCAGCAGAGTATTGCCGTATCGGGAATGGACCAGAACGTATTCCTGAAGCAGGGAGAGGTTGCCTATGTGATGAACGCAAACGGCAAGACCATTTCCCGTTACGAACACAGGGTCCAGCAGTAGGCATTACAGAAGCTCCTGAGCTAGGGGCTTCGATAATGCTAAACCGAAAGATCGGGTTAAAGCCTGATAAAAAACCCCGTGGAGGAAATCCCAAAACTACGGGGTGCTGAACAGCCAGCCAATGGCGGATTGTAGCCACATAGTTGGTTTATTATCTACTGGTTGAGAATAAAACTGAGAGCCTAGAAGGCTTGAGAGTGGCTCATCCCTGAGCTCACGGGTAGAACGGCAGACTTTGTCATGGCAGAGCAAAGTCATAACTTAGTTTAGGTAACATTTCGGATATAACAAGCGTAGCGGGCGTGTATCAATTAGCGGAGTTCAGCAACTGAGGAATCGAGCATTCACTGAGTGCCATAGATAATGCTATAGTTCACCAGGAAAAGCAGATTGCATGCTGTCATGAGATGCAGTTCATATTTTGAACGTCAGGGTTAAGTCAGTAGTGAATATAACTATTAATAGTGGATTATTTGGTTATTTGTTTTTGTTATTAACTATGTGGCCAGTTTTTATAACACTGTGTCTGGCAATGTCCATAGCATTTTACGGAGTGTTAATGAAGAAGGCTGCGCTTGCGTGGCTGATTGCCGCTTTATTTTTTGGCATTCTTGGGGGGCTGCGTGGGTATTGACTCTCTGATATTGAGGTTATTTCGACGTCTGTAAGGATCCATAGCTGCCGTCATCCATCGAATTCATGTATGCTGATAAGGATTTTTAAAGGAAAAGGAATGGATGATGAATACCCATAAGCTTCTGGATACATACATGTTAGTTGGTACCGGTCTTTCTCGCGTCAAATATGAGATTTTTTCAGGAGATGAAGGATCATATGCGTTTATTACGATTTATGCATATGAGCCTCATTTCCATATTAAGGGCCATGATTCCTTAAAGTTAGACGAAGCTGTTGATGTCAGATCTCAGATCGAAGGGCATTTTGCAGATAGCTACCAGTAGCCAAACCATTTATCTGAATCTACAGCCCCGTTTGTGCGGGGCTTTTTATTGCGCCTCGAATGCTAAGTAGTAACCAATGCCACCGTTAATTCCCCCGCATGTCGTAAGCGCGGATGTGCAAGCATAATTACGGACCGCTCAGGCTGCTGCGACAAGCACCGCAATGACGGTTGACAGCAATTCAAGGGCATAAGAGTGACTCCCTCGGATAGTGGGAAAGCATTACAGAAGCTATTCTGCCGAGTGGTTTCTATAATATTTCCCACATCGCACAGAGGTAAGACATGTCAGAGATCACCACATCCGAGCAAATCCGCCTGGATATCATCAAGAAAGTTAACTACGACACCGCAGCGGCCAAGCTGGCCATTGACTGGGTTGGTGATAGCAATCTGAAAGCTGAGCTATTCGCTGACTCTTTCGATCGCGTCTTCACTGAAAGTGAGATTGTCTCGAAGACCCGTAAAGCGATTCAGGAAGCGACCGAAGCGCTGGCGCTGTTTGATACCGCAGCTGAGCAGGCCAGCTAAGGCATTACAGTTGGTGCCTATGGAAGTATTGTTTTCGTTCAGGAAAGGAGGTATCGACTGATACCAACTGATACGAATAGGCCCTGAAAAGGGCCTTCTGTTATTAACGCAAACCCGGACCATGTGAGAACCCGCCGCCAGGACCACCACCATGTCCGCCGCCCGGGCCTCCCGGAGGCAAAATGCATCCTGAAAGAGACAGCGCACCACAGATAACAAAAACAACAAGCATAATTCTTTTCATAATAACTCCTGAACTAAAGAGCCTTAATTCCAAAACATAAAAGTGAATATTTTATGGAGAATCAGTAATTCCTTTTTCTCCTTCACGTTAAATAGGAATAATCCATGGCAAAACCGGACTGGGGCGAGCTTCAGCAACGGTTCCTGTCCGATCATGCCGCAACCGGCGTATCACCGAAGGATTGGTGTGAAGCGCAGGGACTGAATTACGCTACTGCCCGCCGATACATCAAGAAACCCACTGCGCAAACTGCGCAAAAACCTGCGCAGAAGAAATTGCGCACTGCGCAAAAGGAAAAGTGCGCAGAAGAGCTGGTGGATGATGATGGCCTCACCGATCAGCAACGTTTATTTGTCGCAGAATACCTGAAGGACCACAACGCCACGCAGGCCGCTATCCGTGCCGGGTACAGCAAGAAGACTGCTGAACAAATTGGCTATCAGCTGCTTCAGAAAACTTCAGTTGCGCAGGCCATTGCGCAGCAGCAGAAAGCATCCATTGTGCGCACGCTTGGCAGCGCTGATGAAGTGCTTGAGCAGATGTGGCGGCTGGCAACATTCGACGCCAACCAACTTTCTCAGTATCGCCGCGGGAGCTGCCGCTACTGCTGGGGCTTCGGTCACCAGTATCAATGGCGCGATGCGGTGGAGTACGAAGAGAAGCGGCTTGAAGCGCTTGAGCGTAAACGTCGAGAGCCTTTGGATGATGGCGGCTACGGTTACAACCACACCAGCGCACCTAACCCGGAATGTCCTCGCTGCAATGGTGATGGCGTCGGCCAGCCATTCTTCGCCGATACGCGCAAGCTGGCGCCTGATGCTGCGCTTGCCTATTCCGGCGTTAAGCTCGGGAAGAATGGCGTGGAGATAACCGCTATCAGCCGCGAGCGAATGTACGAGGCGGTGATGAAACGTCTCGGCCTGGCTGACAGTGAGTTCACCCAGCGTCTACAGCAGATTGAAATCGAGCGCCGGCAGCTGGAGATCGACAAGCTCCGTAAAGAGCTGGCCGCTGACCCGGAAGATGACGAACCAACGCCAGTTGCGATCAATATCAACGTAGTCGATGCGCGAGTGAGGGAAGAGGATGGCGATAGCTCCGACGCTTAACGTTCCCCAGGCTCGTTTTCTGGCTATGCAGCAGAAGTTTAAAGCCTATGTAGCTGGTTTTGGATCCGGTAAGACATGGGTTGGCTGCGGTGGAATATGCAAAGGGTTCTGGGAGTTCCCCAAAATAAACCAGGGCTACTTTGCCCCGACTTATCCTCAGATCCGCGATATTTTCTACCCCACGGTGGAAGAAGTTGCTCACGACTGGGGACTGAAAGTCAAAATCGTTGAAAGCAACAAAGAGGTCCATTTCTACAGTGGGCGCCAGTACCGCGGCACGACAATTTGTCGGTCGATGGAAAAGCCCGACACGATAGTAGGCTTTAAAATCGGCAATGCGCTGGTGGATGAACTCGACGTTCTGAAAGCGGATAAGGCGCGTCAGGCGTGGCGAAAAATAATCGCGCGTATGCGTTATAAAGTTGATGGTCTGCGTAATGGCATTGACGTGACTACCACACCTGAAGGATTTAAGTTCGTCTATAACCAGTTTGTTAAGGCTGTGAGGGAAAAGCCTGAACTAAGGTCGATGTATGGTCTGGTACAGGCTTCGACATTCGACAACGAAAAGAACCTGCCGGATGACTATATTCCTTCGCTTCTGGCGAGTTACCCGCCGGAATTGATCAAGGCATATCTGAACGGCCAGTTTACTAACCTGACCAGCGGCACCATTTATCATCAGTTCGACAGAGTGCTGAATAATTCCAGTGAGGAAGAGCAGCCAGGTGAAGCGCTGTATATCGGGATGGATTTCAACGTCGGGAAGATGGCCGGGATCGTCCATGTATTGCGGCTCGGCTTACCACACGCGGTAACAGAGATTATCAACGCTTACGATACGCCCGACATGATACGCATCATCAAGGAACGTTTCTGGCTGTATGCCGACGGTGACTACCGCAAGGTCCGCGAGATTTATATTTACCCGGATGCCTCTGGTGATTCCAGGAAGTCAAACAACGCCAGCAAAACAGATATTGAGCAGCTCCGGCAGGCCGGATTTAACGTCATCGTTGATGATGCTAACCCGCCGGTAAAGGACCGCATTAACTCCATGAACGCCATGTTCTGCAATGGTAATGGCGATCGCCGGTACAAGGTGAATGTGGCCCGTTGCCCGGTCTATGCCGACTGCCTGGAACAACAGGTGTGGGATAAAAATGGCGAGCCGGATAAAAAGAGCGATAACGATCACCCCAACGATGCTGCCGGTTACTTCATTGTGAAGCAATTCCCAATCGTTCGACCTGCATTCTCTATTTCACTGGACACGACATTCTGATGGCCAATAACGATATTACTTACGTTCGCCCTGAGGTCAGGGCGGCAATGCCCGTGTGGAAAAAAATTCGTGACGTGTGCAAAGGGGCTGATGCTGTAAAGGCCGCCGGGAATGAATACCTCCCTTTTCTGGATCCGTCCGATAAGTCTGCACGCAATAAAAAGCGCAATGCTGATTACATTCAGCGCGCCGTTTTCTACGCGATAACGGGCAATACAAAAGTGGGTCTACTGGGGCTGGCATTCAGAAAAGACCCGACCATGACCGCGCCGGATAAACTGAATTATCTTCGTGACAACGCCGATGGTGCTGGTGCCAGCATTTATCAGCAGTCCCAGCAGGTTACAGAAAATATTCTGGAGGCCGCGCGCGAGGGGCTTTATACGGATTATGCAGCTGAGACCGACGAGGCGATCATCCTTCGTTATCAGGCGGAAAGCATCATTAACTGGCGCACCAAACGCATCAATGGGCGTGATCAACTGGTGCTGGTGGTTTTACGCGAATGCATGGAAAAGGAAGATGGTTTTGCGTACGAGGATGAAATCCAGTATCGCGAACTGGCTCTGGAGAACGGAAAGTTTGTCTGCCGGGTATGGCGAAAGTCAGCTGACGCAGGCTCTTTTTCCGTCACTTCCGAGTATCATCCTAAGCCAAAAGGTGAGGATTTCTGGGATGAGATCCCCTTTACCTTCGTTGGTGCGCAGAATAATGATCCCACCATCGACGAGTCGCCTTTAGCCGCCCTCGTTGAAATTAACCTTGGTCATTATCGAAATTCGGCGGATTACGAAGACAGCGTATTTTTCTGCGGTCAGGTTCAGCCGGTGATTTCCGGGCTTGATACCGCCTGGCGTGACTGGCTGCAGGATAAGGGAATTCGTGTCGGTTCTCGTTCTCCATTCCTGCTGCCGAAGGAGGGGAGTTTTACCTATGCTCAGGCGCAACCAAACACCCTGGCTAAAGAGGCGATGGACAGTAAGCGTGATTATTCTGTTCAGCTTGGCGCCCGGCTTATCGAGCAGAACGGCGCGGTTAAAACCGCCACGCAATCCAGCGGCGAGCAAACCGCATCCACATCGGTGCTCGGCATTTGCGTTTCCAATGTCTCGGAGGCCTATACGCTGGCGCTCGGCTGGTGCGCCAGATATCTCGGCATAAAAGGCGAGGAATATCGTTACAGCATCAATCAGGAGTTTATCGCCAAAGTCGCAGAATCCGGCATGGTAACGGCAATCGTCAATGCCTGGCAGTACGGTGCGATTCGCGACACTGATATGGTCAGAGCTCTGCAGAGGCTTGACCTGATAGATCCTGCTGACGACCCTGAAACTGTCATTGACGCTATTCGTAACGGCGCGCCTAACCTGATTGGTGGCAATAATGGCAACGGCGAATGACAAACTGCATGATGAATCCATAGCCCACGCTATATGGGTTAGTCGCTACAGCACCGGCGTTGCCAACAGGATGATAAAAGTCCTGAATGACAGCGACGCCGAACTTACCGCAAGGTTGCTGGTGGCTATTGATACGCTGGACGCTGAGAGCTTTACCGTTTCTAGGCTGGAAGCGTTACTGGTAAGCGTCAGGGCGATAAACAAGGATGCGATTCAGTCGATGTATGCAGCTCTTGCTGCCGAGTTGCAGGAACTGGCGAAGCACGAAGCCACTTTTCAGATGAGCCTCTTCCAGTTTGCCATTCCCGACGATGTTCTTGCTCTTCATCCGCTGGTGGGCATCTCCCCGGATGCGGTTTATGCCGCGGCGATGGGGCGTCCATTCCAGGGACGTTTGCTGAGTGAATGGGCCAGCAACCTCGAAGCTGATCGGATGGCGCGGATATCCAATACGGTGCGGCAGGGATTCCTGCTGGGCGATACGCAGGAGCAAATCGCAAAAAAGGTCCGTGGCCATGCTAATCGTGGTTACCAGGATGGTGCGCTTCAGATGAGCCGGGCCAATGCGGCCAGCATAGCGAAAACGGCAGTAGGGCATCTTGCATCAACAGCAAGACAAAGCTTTGCGTCGGCGAACGACGACATTCTGAAGGGTAAGCAGTGGTTATCCACTTTGGATAACCGGACATCAAAGGATTGTCGGATCCGCGACCGTCTCAAGTACACGCTGGATAATAAACCGATAGGGCACAAGGTGCCTTATCTGCAGGGACCTGGAAAAATCCACTTTTGCTGTCGGAGCACTGAAACTTACATCCTGAAATCGTCCGAGGAATTGGGTATTAAAGTCGGCGAAATCAAGGATAGCTCGCGCGCCAGCATGGATGGACAGGTTCCGGCTGACACGAATTACCAGGACTGGTTCTCCCGGCAGTCGTTCACGCGACAAGCTGAGATTGTCGGAGAAACGCGCGCCAGGCTGATTCGTGATGGCGGCATGTCTCCCGATGAGTTCTACAACGACAGGGGCGAGTGGTTGACGCTGGACCAGTTGCGCTCAAAGGATGAGCAGGCATTCAGAAACGCCAGGCTTTAACCAACAAATTTTATTCAATCAGGCTGCCTTCGGGCGGCCTTTTTTATTGGGCCAGGCCCACAGTAACTATCCCAAGGGGACAACATGCTTATTCGTAACATGCTCATTAAATATTATTCGGCAGCTGGTGGTGAAGGTGGTGATGGCGGTGGCTCCGGTAGTGGTGCGCCCGAGATTACGCCGGAAATCCAAAAGCTGATCGATGAGCAGGTCAGTGCTCAGGTTTCAGGCCTGAAAAATAAAAATAGTGAGTTACTCGGTAAGCTCAAAGAGTCCACTGAGTCGCTTAAGCGTTTTGAAGGTATCGATCCTGACGCGGTGAAAACTATTCTCCAGCGTTTCTCTGATGATGAAGAGGCGCAACTGATCGCCGCCGGGAAAATTGACGAGGTACTGGATAAACGCACTGAGCGGCTACGTGCTGATGTTGATAAGCAAATCAAAGCCGCTAATGAACGCGCTGAAAAGGCGGAAGCGTTCTCCAACAAATTCCGTGATCGTGTCCTGGGTGATGCTATCCGCAGCGCAGCGCTTAAGGCTGGCGCGCTGCCAGAAGCATCCGACGATCTGATTCTTCGTGCTAAAGGCACATTCCAGCTCAACGACGAAGGCGAGGCCGTAGCAGTTGATGCAAATGGCGATGTTCTGTTCGGTAAAGACGGCAAAACTCCGCTCACCCCGGTTGAGTGGGCTGAATCTCTGAAAGAGACGGCCCCGCACCTGTTCCCGCGCGCCGAAGGCTCCGGGGCTGGTGGTCATAAACCCGCTGGCGGTGGCGGTAGTCTGAAACGTTCAGAAATGAGCTCAAGCGACAAAGCGGACTACATCCGCAAACATGGCCAGCAGGCCTATCTCAAATTGCCTAAGTAAGGACTAATCAATGCCTACGACCGTAAACAGTGACCTGATTATCTATGACGACCTCGCGCAGACTGCGTTTCTTGAGCGTCGCCAGGATAATCTGGAAGTCTTCAACGCCGCTTCAAACGGCGCAATCATTCTCGACAACGAACTGATCGAGGGTGATTTTCGCAAGCGCACCTTCTATAAAGTTGGTGGTTCTATCGAATCGCGCAACGTTAACTCCACCGACCCGGTAACGGGTAAAAAAATCGGTGCCGGTGAATCTGTCAGCGTTAAGGCGCCGTGGAAATACGGCCCGTATGAAACCACGGAGGAGGCGTTTAAACGTCGGGGTCGCGACGTTAGCGAATTCTCCGAGGTGATCGGCGTCGACGTCGCTGATGCAACGCTTGAAGGTTATATCAAGTATGCCCTACAGGGTCTTGTTGCAGCCATTGGCGCAAATGCTGACATGACGGTATCCGCGGATATTGCCACTGATGGTAAGAAAACGCTGACCCGTGGCCTGCGTAAATACGGCGATAAATTTAACCGTGTTGCGCTGTTCGTTATGCATTCCACGACCTATTTCGACATTGTTGATCAGGCTATCGACAACAAAATTTACGAAGAAGCTGGCGTGGTGGTTTATGGCGGACAGCCAGGCACGTTGGGTAAACCGGTGCTGGTAACTGACACCATGCCAGTTGATGCGATTCTGGGGCTGGTGGCCGGCGCGGTATCCGTAACGGAATCACAGGCTCCGGGCTTCCGTTCCTACGATATCAACGACCAGGAAAACCTTGCCATTGGCTATCGCGCAGAGGGCACGGTTAACGTTGAACTGCTGGGTTACAGCTGGGATGAGACGAAGGGCGCTAACCCTGACCTGACCAAAATCGGCACCGGTGCGAACTGGAAGAAACATTTCACCAGTAACAAATCCACTGCAGGCGTACTGATTAAGCTGGAAGCCCCTGCGGGGGAGTAACCCTGTCAGTGGATAAAACTTCCGCAACTGCTGACAGTACCGACGCGGTGACCGTTTCGCTCAAGTACACCAGAAATGGTGCCGGAGTCTCCGGGGCATCTGTGGCGTGGACGTCTACAGGCGGCACACTCAGTGCTTCGACGTCACAGACAGGGTCTGCTGGTGGCTCGACGGTGAAACTCATCTCTGCTACGGCCGGCTCCTTCACGGTGACGGCTACCGTTGACGGCGTAGTGAAAGCAACTGAAGCGATCGCGTTCACTGCTCCAGCGGGTGGTTAACTGACGGGGCGAAAGCCCCGTTTCTTTTGGTGAGGATCCGATGACCGTTTATATAACAATCCAGGACGTTGACGAGTTGCTGGGGAATACCTGGGCTGCCGCCGACAAAAAGGTTAAAGCCGTGCTCCAGGCAAACACCTGGATGACGGCGCTTAACCTTCAGGATATCGACCCGGAGCATATTCCTGAAGAAGTTAAGCAAGCCGGAGCGTTTATCGCTTCCGTAGCCGCTGCAGGCAATCTGTATCAGCAAAAAACAGATTCCGGCGTGGTGACGAGCAAAAGCGTTGAGGCCGACGATGTGAAGGTTTCCCGCACTTTTGCCGAGCTTTCAACCACCAGCACTGAATTACTCGATCCTGATTTGCAGCTGGCGCTGGATATGCTCAAACCGTGGATGATTAACCCTTTCCAGACGTTCTTTGTGAGGGCGTGATATGTCCGATTTGAAGGTGGTCCCATTTCAAAAGCCCAGCCATCACAACCTCGATAACGACCAGGTTATTCGCCTGCTGAAACAGGCTCTGGAGAGAGCCGAAAACGGCGGCTGCCACAGTGTCGCAGTGATACTGCTTGATGATGAGGGTAACGCGATTGATTGCTGGCATAACGGTGGACGACCCTATGTGATGGTTGGCGCTATGGAGTCGCTTAAAACCGACTTTATCCATGCTCATATTGAGCGGCGGTAAGGGGGTAACATGCAAAATCCATATGTGCATTATGCCGGCGACGGGCTCGGTCCCCGCGATGTGTTTGTGAATGGAAACCCGATCAGACATGTCGTTTACGCAAACCAGGCAAAGGGTGTTGTAGAGTTTGCTCCGCTCCCGCTGCGGGTTAAGAGCAATGGCGAAATTTATACCCGCAAACTCCACGGTACAGTGATCGTTAAACCTCAGCAGCGTATTGGTGGGTGCAATGGGCATTCGTGACGATCTGCAAACCGAAGTCGCCGCGGCATTCGATACCGACCTGCAGGATGCCGTTAAGGATTTCACTGGGTCATATACCGTTCGGGGTGCCTGGGACCCGGTGACGGAAACCGGCACTGAAACGCAGGTGACTTACTCGGGGCGTGGAGTGCTGGCGCGCTATAAGCTGCGCCGTATCGATGGCGTTAACATTCTGCATGGTGATGTGAAGCTAACCGCACTGGTTAACGAGGTGACTGATAAGCCGGCCGTCGGGCATATCATCACCGCACCGGATCCGGTTACGGGTGAGCTTCAGCGCTACGAGGTCATCACCGCTTCTGCCGACTCTGCTGGCGCTGCGTACTCCATTCAACTGCGGAGGGCGTGATATGGCTAAGGGCTGGAACATTGACCCGGCGGCATTCGCCGGGCTGGTGGCAGAAGATGTCAAACTACGCCAGCGGACAATCGCCATTCAGCTGCTGAATGAAATCGTTCAGCGATCGCCTGTAGGAAACCCGGAGCTGTGGGCCATTAACGCGACCGCGGTTCAGTACAACAAAGCTGTTGGGGAATGGAACGAATCTCTTTATGCCGATCCTGCCAACCTGACAAAGACAGGCCGTCTCAGAAAGAAAGTCCGTGTTAATGACAGCATGGATATCAGGCGGCCGGCTGAGTATCGCGCTGGAACCTTCAGGGCATCGCATTTTGTCAGCATCGGCGAACCTAATCATTCCGTCCCGACCGAACCGGATCCGCGCGGGACAATGACGTTTCTTAATGGCAAAAATATTATTGACCAGGCGCCAGCCTACTCGGTGATTTACATCCAGTCGAACTTGCCTTACTCCGTGCCTCTGGAGAATGGCCACTCAACGCAGGCGCCGACAGGCGTCTATGCCGTCTCGTTTAATGGTGTGATTCAGGCCTACAAATGACCTTCACAGAAATCAGAAACGCTGTCATTTCCCGAATGGCGGCACAGACCGCTATTGCCTCTGATGCGGTGGATTATCCCAATGGCCCGGTATTTGACCCCAGTAACCGCGATATCTGGGCCCGCCTAACCAACATTGCTGGGCAGGCAGGCGCAATAGAGATCGGGGATGGGCCAGTCGTCCACAGGACGGGCTTACTCATCATTCAGCTGTTTGTTCCGGTCGGATCCGGGACGTTGCTTATCTCCCGAACGGCCGACCAGCTAACGGAGCTATTCGAGTTTAAGGACGACGGAAAGCTGAGTTATTTCGCTGTTTCTGCTGTGCCGGCGGGTGAGACCGATGGCTGGTTACAGCTCAATCTTCAAATTCCTTATCGCGCTCTGTAGCGCACAAAAAACAGGAGGCTCCTGTGAGCTCAGGTGCAAAAGTAGTAGCCGCGTTTATTCGCGAGACAACGCCAGGAATCACGCCTACAGCAGGGGCGTGGAACCTGCTGCGTCGTTCTTCATTTGGTCTGAAACCAACGCAGAACACCAACGACAATGACGAAATCGCTGGTGACCGCATGGCGCAAGGTGTTTCACGCGGCACAGTGGATGTCGGCGGCGATGTCGGCACGCGGTTTCGCTGGAACCAACATGATGATTTTCTTGCCAGCTGCTTCGGTTCCGAATGGCTAAATAACGTGCTGACGATGGGTAATGGTCGCATTACGTTCTCCGTGGCGACTTTTGCCAGTGATGTGGGGATCGCCCAGATTGCCCGCGGTTGCCAGGTTGGCACCTTCCAGATGGAAATCCCGGCCGATGGTGATATCACTGCAACCATTACGTTTGCAGGGCTGGACTGGGAGACGAAGGGGGACGATACCAGCTATTTCACCGCGCCGGTGGATTTAGCGGGGGCGCTGCGTTACTCCTTTAAAGAGGTCACGAACATCCGGCTAAATGGTGTTGATGGCGGGACAGGTTTCTGCGTCGACACCTTCAACATCCAGTTCAACAACAATATGCAGACTCAGCGCTGCATTGGTACCGGTTCGGCGTTCGCCGGCGCAAACATTCCGACAACCTTTACCCCGTCAGGTCAAATCACGCTGTCATGGTCAAAGGCAGCCTGGGAGGTTTACAAAAAAACGTTCACCGGCGAAACGGTGCCGTTTAGCTTCACCCTGGAGAATGCTGAAGGCGCCTATACCTTCGATTTCCCGGAAGTGCAGATCTCTGGCGACTGGCCGGATGCGGGGAGCACTGACATTGTTCAGGTTCAGCTGGATATCACCGCGGCCAATTCTCCGCCAACTATCACCCGCGTTCCCAAAGTGCCGGCGACGGCAATCAGTGTTGCGCCAGCCACTTCAACTGGGGCCGTGGGATCTACTGTGACGTTAACCGCCACGCTTACGCCAGCTGATTCAACTGATGCCGTCCAGTGGACGTCATCGGATCCGACTATCGCCAGCGTGGTTTCTACCGGGCAGAAAACAGCAACAGTCACCAGAAATGCTGCTGGTACTGCAATTATCACTGGTAAGGCCCGCACCTATACCGCAACGTCTGAAATCACCGTTACTGCGCCTTAATTTACCTGGCCCGTTCTGCAGTCATCGCGGATCGGGCTTTTTTGGGAGTCTTTATGCTGATTATTTCTTCTCAAATTGATTTGAACGGAGAACGCTGGTTTTTCCCTTACAAAAAGCCAGCAGGAAGTAAAAAGAAATTCACGCCGGAAGACGAGGCGCTATTTAAACTCCGTCTGCTGGTGGCCAGTAGCGAGAATCCACAATACCGCTCACGCAATGCGCTGGTGCGGCGCCATATCGACAAAATGGACGCGAGCTACCAGGTCGGTACGGATGCTTTCGATCTCGCCAGTGTGGGCGATATCGACTCTGTTGATGACCTGCTGATCGATAACGCCGCTCGGTTCCTGCTGAAAGGTTGGGAGGGGGTGGGCCAATTGGTGGATGGCTCAGAGGTTGCTCTCGACTATACTCCAGAGCTCGGGATCGCCATGCTGAAACAGTACCCGGATTTGTACTGGCGGATACTGGCCGAGGCCGCAAGCATTGCTCAGGGTAAGGAGCAGCAGACTCAGGAAACCGTAAAAAAGCCATAGAGGCCCAAAAGTGGCTAAAGGAATTCGCTGGCGAACAGGGCGAGAAAGCAAAGTGGCGCAGGGAGAAACTAAATCTCCCGCCCATTCCAGAGCCTGAAATCGATGCAGTTACTGGGGAGATCCTCAACGCTTACGCCATGATATCGCGCGGCAGGAAGTATGCCGGCATGGCCGGAGTGCCGCTCCCTCTATCCCTGAACGATATTGAGCTTTACCTGGCATCGCGCACCATCCTGATCGACCGCATTGAGTTTGACGCAGCGATACTGGCTCTTGATGATGCCTGGAGGGCTGAGTGGGCCGAAGATCAGAAAAGACAGGCAAAAGTGAAGTAGTCATATCATTGTCTCCATCTATTCCTGTGCTAACCTGTGTGCAAATGTTAATGATGGGGATGGGGATGTGGAACCGCTTTTAGGTTTTATGCTTTTTGGGCTAGCAGTTATTGTTGTAGCAGTTATTGCTGCAAAACGAAATGGGTTAAGTATTGCGTTCCTTTACCTTATTGGTATGTGCGCTATAGGCTTCGGCTTGGTCGTTTTAGCATCAAATATCACAAATGGAAACGGCGTTACCGCTGGTTTTACTGCATTTATTGCGCCGATTCTTGGTCTTCTTATTGTCTTATCATCGTCTACATCTGAACGCCGAGCAGTGCTTAATGGTGAGTCTGGTGAGTATAAAAAATGTCCTTTCTGCGCCGAGCCTATCCGCAAAGAGGCCATTAAATGTAAACACTGTGGAAGTGATATTGAACAGACCTGAGTATTACCAGTGAACCCGTTTCGATAATATAACTATCAACATATTGTGTTCGTAAAAAAACCTCGCTACGGCGGGGTTTTTTATTGCCCGGAGATCGCCAAATGACTGAACAAACCTCCCGCCTGGCCATTGTTATTGATAGCTCCGGGGCAGAAAAACAGGCTGATAATCTCGCAACTGCACTGGTAAAAATGACGCAGGCAGGTGAACGTGCTGCCACCAGCGCAGCGAAGGTGACAAAGGCCACTGATGAAGAAAAACAGTCTCTTTCTGAACTCTTAGATCGCATCGACCCGGTAAACGCCGCCTTGAACAAACTGGATAAACAGCAGCAAGATCTTGCAAAATTCAAATCAAAGGGGATGGTAGATGCCGATACATTCGATCTTTATTCAAAGAAAATCGAGGAAACACGAAACAGGCTAACTGGATTTCGTGACGACCTTGGCAAAACCGGCCAATCAGCCGCACAGACTGCCTTTGCCATGCGCATGATCCCAGCGCAGATGACAGATATTGTTGTCGGCTTATCCACCGGTCAGTCTCCGTTTATGGTGCTGATGCAGCAGGGCGGGCAGTTGAAAGATATGTTCGGCGGTATTGGCCCCGCGATTAAAGGTGTTGGCGGGTATGTGCTGGGGTTGATTAATCCTGTCGCTCTGGCTGCCGCGGCTGTCGGTGTTCTTGGGCTGGCCTATTACAAAGGCTCTCAGGAGCAGGATGAGTTCTATAAGTCATTGACCCTTAGCGGTAATCTGGTTGGTAAAACCACCGGGCAACTAGCAGATATGGCCGCTCGGGTTTCAGTAGTTGCCAACTCAACCACTGGCGTGTCCGCAGCCACACTTAACCAGATAGTATCATCTGGGAAAGTGGCTGCAGAGTCATTGGAACGAGTAACAACTGCCGTGGTTGAAATCAGTGAAGCCACAGGCATCGCCACTGAAAAGCTGGTTGGTGATTTCAACGACATTGCTGCTGACCCGGTTGCGGCCATAACCAAACTTAACGACCAGTACCACTTTCTAACACTGGCAACCTACAACCAGATTAAAGCACTGCAGGATGAAGGGAATCAGCAGGATGCTGCACGGGTGGCTACTGATGCTTACGCCAATGCCATGCAGCAGCGTGCGAACGATATTCATCAGAATTTGGGGATTCTTGAACGTGCTTGGGACTCGCTTGCTAAAACGGCTAAAGGAGCATGGGATGCCATGCTTGATATTGGTCGCGAGCAAACCGGCACCGAGCGGATCTCTCAAATTCGTAAGGAATTAGATTGGATAGATAAGGCTGCAGGCGGGAAGCTATTTTTTGGTGGAAGAAAGGCTGAGCTCGAAGATGAGCTAAATAATCTGCAATCTCAAATCACAACAGAAGGCGTTTTAACTGAAATAATCAGCAGTCATGACAAAGCCGAGCAAAAAAGAATTAAAACTCAGCAGGAAGCGGACCGTGTTAACCAGCAGCTCCTGTCGAATGCTGACATACGTAACCAGAAGCTTAAACAGCAGAGTGAATTCCTGAAGTCCGGAGCAATTACTGCTGAGCAATACGCAAAAAACGTCTCACGTATTAACGAGCTGTACAAAGACCCGAAACCACCCAAGACGCCAAAGGGTAAAGCATATACCGAGGACGCAGCAACCAGGTTGCTTGATCAGATAAACCAGCAGACCGCTGCCATGCAGTCCCAGCTTGACGCCAGTGACAAGCTTAACAGCGCAACTCAGGCGCGGGTTAAGTTCGAACAGCAAATTACTGACCTCAAGTCTAAAACGCAGCTCACCGCTGACCAGAAATCGATCCTTTCCCGTTCAGATGAAATCCTCCAGGCGTATAAGCAGCAGGAGGCACTGCAAAACTCCGTAAAAACCCTGGACGATTACCGGAAGATGCAGGAACAGGTAAAGACGAAGGATGAGCGGACCAACGATCTGCTTAAAACCCGCCTTGAACTACTGGAGAAGGCCAAAGCAACCGGGCAACTCAAACCCGGTGAATATGAAAAAACGCGGGCAGATATTTATCAAAATACCGATATGCAACTGCCCTCGACGGTTCGTAATGTTGTAGGAAACCTGACACCCACAGGAGGGCGACTCTCTGGAACTTTTGAGGGGATGCAGGGGCAAATCAACGAATATGACCTGGCTCAGCAAGAGCTCCAGCGCTGGCTGGCAGCTCAGGAGGAAGCTTATGCGAAGGCCGGCGAAATAACTGCCGAGGGTGAGGCCAGAATGACCTCGATTCGTCAGCGTGCAGCGGATGCAAATCAGGTCATAGAGGCTCAGAAAAACACCATCATATCTGCGGCCACGCAGTCCTTGTTTGACAGTACCGCCGACATCATGCGAACGGGGTTTGGTGAGCAATCGGCAATCTACAAGGTCGCTTTTGCTGCGAGCAAGGCATTCGCTATCGCGGACTCAATGGTGAAAATCCAGCAGGCTATAGCAAGCGGTGCAGTTAGCGCGCCTTATCCGGCCAACATCATCGCTATGGCCTCAATCGCTGCGCAGACCGCCAGTATCGTCTCAAATATCCAGGCTGTTTCAGGAGTTGGATTCGCCTCCGGCGGTTACACCGGCCCCGGTGGTAAGTATCAGCCAGCGGGTATTGTTCACAAAGGAGAGTACGTCTTCGACCAGGCATCAACGAACCGGATCGGCGTGTCTCAGCTTGAGGCACTTCGAAATGGCAAACCGCTTGATGCAACTCTGGGGCGTACAGGGTTTGGTACTGGTGTTCAGAACGTTAACAGCGATAACCGTAGGCAAACAACTGTACACGCGCCGATTAATCAGGAGTTTCATCTCCAGGGTATTACTCCGGAGCAGTTGAGCGCTACACTCAATCAGAATAATCGACTGCTTTCCAGGCAGTTAAAAGGTGAACTCACAAAGGAGGTTACCATGCCACAAGGGGCTTTTGGCAACGCTCTAAAAGGAAACTATACACGACACGGTCCTAGGTAAGCTAAACTGCATTAGCTGAGACTTGATTAGGTAGGTAAGTCTAGCAATCTGAGTAGGTGCAAGAAAACACAAGGATCTTATTAATGGAAGCGTTGTTAACATTTACATTTAAAGACTTTATAGCTTTTATGATTCCTCTTTTTATTGGCGGGCTTATCTTCAATAGGAGACGTAAACGTAAGGAGGTCCGAGTGAAGTTTTCATTTCTTTGGCTTGTTTTGATAGTTGGTGGAACTCTTGAAATATGTGATGAGATTTACACAACTTATTCCTATAGGCATAATCACTTATATAATAATGATACGCTTACAACCGTGTTTAACTATGATTTTGCAAAAATTGTTTTTTGTGGGGTTTTGATCTTTGTTTCTATTGCGCTTCTTCTTCAGGAGTTGCTTTTAAACAAGCAGTCACATTGACGTATATTTCCTGTCGGCACGTCGCCCTTTTTTATTTTGATATGGGGCTGTGCCGAAACAATGTAAGCTCACATTAAAGTCAATAAAATTAATATATTGATAATGCTGTTTTTTCTGATTTCTTTTAGCTCTTAAGATGAGCTGATAAATATATCGCCTTGTGTGTTTGTGTCGATTCAATAAGATTTTTATCTTCGTTAATCTGAACCAAAAAATCAGAGATTTCTTCGATTCCATCGTGCTTTATTCTGAAATGAATATCCTCCTGAGGTTAATGGTGAAATTTTATTCGAGATACTTTACCGGGAGACTGCATGACTGATATCAACTACCCACATGACAGCCTCCCTATGCCATTACAGGAAGGATACGGATTCCAGCCTGTAAGCCCGTTAAAACGTACCCAGTTAATCACCGGCCGCGCGCGGCAAAGGCGAGCTTATACGTCCACGCCGACGCAGGCCAGCATCACCTGGTTTATGGAAACCGATGCGCAGGGACTGGCGTTTGAGTCCTGGTTCCGTGATGCGTTATCTGACGGGGCTGCATGGTTCATGATGAAGCTGCAGACGCCGGCAGGCATTAAGTTTTACAAATGCCGCTTCACAGATATTTATCAGGGACCGGTGCTGGTGGCCCCGATTTACTGGAAGTACACAGCGACGCTTGAATTATGGGAACGCCCCCTTGCTCCTGCCCCATGGGGTAATTACCCGGAATGGATCGTCGGCAGCTCACTGCTGGATATTGCGCTGAATAAGGAGTGGCCGAAGCATGACGCAGATTAAACGCCTCTACGCCAGCAGCGGGCCGGAGGTGATCATTGAGACGCTGCAGATCACCATTGGTTCTGACGTCCATTATCTGTGCCAGGGTTACGAGAACATCACGGCAACGACGGAGAACGGCGATACCGTAACGTTTACCGCCTGTGCGATAGACATTGCGCTGCCGGCGCGCAATGCGGACGGCACGCAGGACCTCAAATTTGCCCTGTGCAATATCGATGGTGTTGTGTCCACGGCGATCCGCAATGCCCTGGCTAACAGATTGCCTGCATCGCTGACGTACCGGCGTTATATCTCCACGGATTTAGCGGCCCCTGCGGAAGTGCCGTATACGCTGAAAATCAAGTCGGGCTCCTGGACGGCGACAGAGGTGCAGATCACTGCGGGCTACATGAATATCCTCGATACCGCCTGGCCGCGATACCGCTACACGCTCCCTGTATTCCCCGGACTGCGTTATATCAGCTAAGGAATCCAAATGTTTAACCCTGATAAATACCGTTCAGTCACCTGGCTGAAGGGCGGGCGCGTATACCCGCAACTCGACTGTTTCGGCATTGTGAACGAGATACGCCGCGACCTGAATTTACCCGTCTGGCCCGATTTTGCAGGGGTCACCAAAGACGACGGCGGCCTCGACCGGGAAGCGCGCAGGATGATGCTTACCCTTGAGCGCTGCGAACCCTGCGAAGGGGCCGGGGTGGCCTGTTATTCCGGGTCGACTGTCACCCACGTAGGGATCGTGGTCAGTATCGGTGGTCTGTTGCATGTGGCGGAATGCAACCCGGGTACGAACGTCACCTTTCTGCCGTTGCCGCGGTTTAAGCGCCGATTTGTCAAAGTGGAGTTCTGGCAATGACCATTCGTTTTTACCCGTCCCGGCTTCCCGGTGAACCACTCGAAACGCATGAGCATGGTGTAACCAGTATTCGCAGCTGGCTGGTGGCAAATGTTGAAGGCTACGAGGATCGGGATGTCCCACCGCTGACCGTTGAGGTTGAGGGGCTGTTAATTCCGCCAGGCGAGTGGGCTAAGTGTGTGATTCGCCCTGATAGTGATGTCAGGCTTTATCCGGTTCCCTTCGGGCTGGAGGCCGCCACAATCGCGTGGATCGGCGTCGGTATCTCCGTTGCCGCTGCAGCCTATTCGCTTTTTATGATGAGCAACATCGATACGGGCGGCTATACCTCATCCACAGGGCGGAGTCTCGACCTGAACCCGGCAAAGGCAAATACGGCAAAACTCGGTGATGCCATTCGTGAGGTGTTTGGCCGGGTGCGTATCTACCCTGATTATGTGGTGCAGCCGGTTACCCGGTTTGATGCCGCTGATCCTACGAAAATGCGCGTCCAGATGCTGCTGTGTCTCGGTGTCGGTGAACTGATTTATACCAATGGCGATGTCCGGGTTGGCAGTACGCCAGCTTCAACGCTGCCGGGTTTCAACATCACTTATTTTCCACCAGGCGCGGACGTTTCCGGCGATGAGCGCAGTGAAAACTGGGTCAACAGTACGGAGGTCGGTGGAACATCATCCGGTACCGGTCTGGATATGGCCCAGACGTCGCCGGACGCAGACGACATTATCGCAGACAGCATGACCGTCTCCGGATCGAGCGTGACCTTTACCGGGCTGGATACGGATGATGATGACGATAATGACGAGAACGATAACGCGCTGCCGCCCAGCTGGGTCGCTGGCGCCGTGGTCGAACTGAAAGCCCCGGCTAACTACCAGATCACGTCGGCGGCCGGATACAGCGTTATCGCCAGCCCGCTGCTGACAGAGATCGCGCCGGTGGTTGGTATGCCGGTGACGCTGGGGTTTAACTCTGTCGATTACGATCTGTTTATCGCGTCATATACCCCCGGTCAGGCTGCAGTGCCCGGCACCGGGGGGAGTGCGGCAAAACTCCAGGCCAGTGCGGCCCCGACCACCTACGATTTTTCGACCAACTCCAGCACGTTCACGATCACCTGGCAGGGGGTTACCTACCCGGTGTCGCTGGTGGCTAACTACGTCTCGATGTCGGGACTGCTGGCGGCAATCACCGAGGGACTCACTGGTTCCGGCCTGGTTGCGCAGGACCACGACGGCACCGTACTGATAACCGAGGCGGCCAGTCCGTTCGCGGGTGGGGCGATCACGTCCTCTTCGCTGCCTGTGGCTGTTTTCGGTGATGCCCCGGTTTACACCTCCGGCACGGCATCAACCGGCGGCAGCCCGGCGGTAACGGCGAATGTGACACTCGCCTATAACTCTGCCACGGGAACGGCCTTTTCCGGCATGCCGGAGGGGGTGCAACGGCTTTCACTTGCTCACCGCGGGAATGAGTACCGCATTGTCTCTGCCGACGGCACGACGGCGACGGTGGCGCGCCTGGTTTCCGGTGCCGTTGATGAGTCATGGCCGGGATTCTCCCCCCGGACGATGATCGACTATGAGGCTACTGGTCTTAACGACACGCTGAGCTGGCTGGGGCCGTTCCTGGTTTGCCCTGAAAATGAGACCGTCGATATGTTCGAGGTGAATTTCTCTTTCCCGAACGGTATTTGCGGCTTTGACAGTAAGGGCAAAAAACGGATCCGCCACGTTGAGTGGGAGATACAGTATCGCGTCTACGGTTCCGGATCGGGGTGGGTGAGTCACCAGGGCGAGTATGCGCTGAAAAACGTCAACGGGTTAGGTTTCACTGAGCGGATCACCCTCAGCTCTCCGGGGCTGGTAGAGGTTCGCTGCCGTCGGCGCAATGAGCAGGGCTCAAACAACGCGCGAGACAGTATGTACTGGCAGGCGCTGCGCGGGCGACTGCTGACGCGCCCTTCATCCTATCCCGGCGTGTCGCTGATGGCGGTGACCGTTGAGACGGGCGGGAAGCTGGCGGCGCAGTCAGACCGTCGCGTTAACGTTGTGGCCACGCGCGCCTATGACTCAGGAACGGCCAGAACCATTTCGGGGGCGCTGCTGCATGTTGGGAACTCGCTGGGGCTGGAGATGGATGCCGACACCATCAACGCGCTGGAGTCTGCGTACTGGACGCCACGGGGAGAGTATTTCGATTTCGCTACCGGCGACAGTATCTCAGCGCTGGAAATGCTGCAGAAGATAGCCAATGCCGGCAAGTCCCGCTTCCTGTTAAGTGATGGCCTGGCGACGGTCAACCGTGAGGGGATTAAGCCCTGGACTGGCGTGATCACTCCGCATGAGATGGTGGAGGAGCTGCAGAGCGGATTTACCGTACCGTCCGAGGATGATTTTGATGGCGTCGACGTGACGTACATCAACGGCGTCACCTGGGCAGAGGAGACCGTTAAATGCCGGACGTCGGAAAATCCAACGCCAGTGAAAATCGAAAACTACAAACTCGATGGGGTACTGAATCAGGATCACGCCTACCAGATCGGCATGCGTCGCCTGATGAAATACCTGCAGCAGCGGGTGACGTTCCAGACCACTACCGAGCTGGACGCGCTGTGCTACAACCTGGGCGATCGCATTGTGCTCACGGATGATATTCCGGGTAACAACACGATTTCCTGTCTGGTGGAGGCGATGACAACGGCTAGTGGCGTGACAACGTTCACCGTTACGGAGCCGCTGGACTGGTCTTTAGAAAATCCCCGCGCGCTGATCCGCTATCAGGATGGTTCTGCATCCGGGCTGATGGTGGCGAGCAGGGTAGGCGATTTTCAGCTGTCAGTCCCGCACCTGAGCGAGTTTGATGACCCGATGAAGGTTGACCTGTCGTCGGCAACCATCGAGCCGATCCGCCTGGTGTTCTGCGGCTCAACGCGCCACGTCTACGACGCCATTGTAGAGGAGATCGCCCCGCAGTCTGACGGAACATGCCAGGTCACCGCTAAAGAATACCTGGAATCGTTCTACCAGTACGACGACGCCACATACCCTGGCGACGTCGCCTAAAACCAAAAACTCCCCTAATTAACTCTTTTCGCTCAAACCCTCGTTTGGGCGAAGCCTCTTATTGGAGCAAAAACATGGCCTTTAACCCGGAGCTGGGGAGCACGTCTCCCGCTGTGTTGCTCGATAACGCCGAGCGCCTGGATAAGCTGGTTAATGGTC